CATCGAGCGCAAGGTTGAAGTATTTACCTTTGTCGATAAGCAATGACTGTTTGCCAACAGATGGGCGTCTTACGACCAAATCAATGTCTGCTTGATAGTCGTCGATTACAACATCGGGACGCGACCGAATTTCGACCGTATCGCCTTTGTTCTTGATCTCGCCTTCGTAATCAGTATTGGCGATAGCGCCAAGAACGGTTGCTGCGTAGAATTTCTCCACGAGCTTGCCGCTCCATACTGCGGGAATAAATACACCGGCATATGCTGGTGCTGGCGTGGCTCCCGACCACGGTGTTCCGACTGGAAAGCTCATGTCCTGCTCCAACGATTACTTCGGTAATGATTGTACCCGCTTGCAATCGGTTATTAACGGTTAACGAATCCTGCCCTCGTGTTGCGCTGCGAACAAGTCTCTTTCGAGTGCTTCGTATTCATCGGGAATTTTAATCCCTTTGACGACGAAGGTATTCTTCTTCGCGTAGAAGGCAGAAATATCCTGCTGGGTCCATACCCGTTTACCGCTTTCGTTTGGAGCGCTGGTCGTCCCGGTTTTTGGCGTGCCGGGGGCAACTAAGTTATCGAGTGTCTGTTGTGGTTCCGCAGGTGTTTCTAGCGGAGTAACAGGCGGCTCTGGTGTTACGACAGCGTTTTCTGTCTGAAAGCCCTTAAAAAATGCAATGACCCTTGTGGAGTCATTTGTCCTAAATGCGTGTGTTAGAAGTTGTCCTCTTGGAACTCCTGCATATGGGTCGTTTTCGTTGAGCCATTTCAGGAAATCTTCATTCTCGTTTTGCAGCTGCCATTCAGGAACGGCTTCCGCGAGATCGAGCATAACCCTATCACGCTCTGATACTGCCACAGCATGGGCAGCTTGGGAAGCATTATGGTCAAGCCCATCAACGCGTGTAGCAACTGGCGTAATACGAGATTCGAGTTCTGGCAGTATTTTACGTGCAGCAACACGCTCGATATAGCTCTCAAGATCGGCACCGAACTGTAATGTCTCGTCTTCGGTAACAACCGGCAGATCATCTACAGGCGCAGGTTCGCCTCGTGGCGGCGTAGCTACATGCTGCATTGAAGCGAGTAACGACTCAGTATTAGTGAGGCGCTGCTGCATATCGCCAATTACGCTCTTGGCCTCTTTCAGCTCTCGATTCAGTTTAGGGACTTCAGCGTTGTACTTGCCCTGCAGGACTTTATATTTATGTTCAGCCGGATCGTCTGCTACCACAGGTTCGGCTGCTGGCTGCGGAGCGGGTTCGGGTTCTCCCGCTACTACTGGTGCGGGTTCCACCGCTGGTGGCGGAGCGGGTTCGGCAGGGGGTTGGATTGGTTTGCCCTCGGCGTCGAGTTCTGGCGGCGGGGCATTTATTTGGTCGAGGATTGAATTGGCTTCATCAACTTGCTTCTGTACTTGCTTTGGGAGCGCACTCATGGCGTATTCCTATTTGTTGGCGTTAAACTTCTCAAGGACTTTTGGAGCCTCGGCGTTGCACTGGAGGATGTGTTGCGTAGCGGCTCGACTACCTTGCGCCCTTCTTAGCAAGTTATTGTCGAGATGCTCACAGCATTCCGTAGTTGCATCGTCGCGGTTTTCCGCAATCCATTCTAGTACTGCAGTGAAGTCCGGGTTTCCCCGGAGCATCGAAAATCCTTGTGCGGCTTTCTCGGTTAGCTTCCTCACAAGAACAAGCCGAACCGCTCCTGCCGAGCTACTACGTCATCGTATTCAAGGTCGGATTCGCTGGCTTTTACAGCCTGTCCGTCTTTGGAGAAGTCGCCCTGACGCCGTGCATCCACAGTGGAAGAACCGGGCGTGCAATCTTTTGCGCCGTCCCAATTCTTTAGTCGCTTGGACTGGATGGTTTTATTCTTAACCACCATTTCAATAGGCCATCTTCTTGCTTGACCCGCCAGCTTTGTGTTGCCCGCCGCCGTAACCACCCGGAGTATCCGATGTACGATTCGGTGGGAGATCACTATTGCCCTTGGTCGGACCACAGAACTTGTCGGCAGTCTTAGGCTTATGCGCCTCACCACTACCGCCCATCGACATGTAGCTTTTATCGGTGCCTAAATCAGCATTGCCTTTGGTGTCACCCAAAAACTTACCACCGATTTTGCCCTTATGGGCCTCGCTCGTGTTTTTCATCTCAGTTCCTTAACGTGTGTGTAGAGATTCGAGCCAATACTAGCTCATGTTGGTAACAGCTGTCTATCCAGTTGCGTCGTCGATCGCGCCTTCTGTGCCTCGATAGTCTCGAAACCTAGAGCCGCTGGGTTTCTTCTTGGCAGGCGGTTTGCTTGATGTAGCGGGCTTGCGCGGTTTGCTGGGCTTCCAGTTCGGGTCTTTATCCCCAACTTTCGGGCGCTTACGCTTCGACGGCTTCTGCAGTCCTATGGGAGTCCCATGCACTGCACCACCATTGGCATATTTGTGTACGCGTGGTTTCATCCTCCAGCTCTCATACCCGGCCTACCTGTTGGCCCTGTGAAATCGCCTTCAACTTCTCTCCGCGCTTCTTCGGGTCCGGCTCGTGCATTTTCGGGTGCCGGAGTCTGGTTGGGATCACCCCCTTGTGCTGCAGGGGTAGGCTGGCCCTGTCCAGCTGCCGCCTGTTGTTGCGCGATGTTCTGCTTGATTTGCTCGTCGTCGGGAACTGTTCGTTCATGCTCCAGCCCGAGGTTTTGAGCAATGCTTCTCAAGATGTTTGCGCGTCCCTCCGGTCCAACGATAGCCATGTCGATCGGGTTCGCAGTCAGCTGCAAGAATTCGAGTTGTCTCATGCGATCCTGCTCGCGCTTGACGGCGTGATTAACACCCTTCACAACAACTAGCTCATCGCCTCGGAACGTATCCGGTTCGGTGAGCAGAAGAAGATCATACAGCTGTAGCAAAGCTGGCTTAATAACATCGCGGTCAATACTTGCAGCGATATTTTGCAGCGTCTTGCTCGCATTACCCATCAGCATTGCCAAGCCTGATGCAGTGCGTCCAGCACCACCGACTTTTTCACTGCCGGTCATGTACTTCGGAATCGCACTGATTTCGTCACCCATGATCGACCACTTCTCATAGATGCCCATGAGTTCAGGTGCATTCATAGAGGGCTGGAAGAACTCGATTGGCTTCGTGCCAGAAGATACAAGTACAGGATCATAATTAACATGCCATCGCTTCCACGGGTAGAGATCGTCTGTTTCTCCCGGCTGCAATACGGCGTCGTTGATTATGACTTGCGGGCCGGATGCGATAGACGCGTTATTAACCATCGCACGAGCTGAAGCGTTACAGATCGTCTGAACATCTTCTAACAAGTCTGGTAAGCCGTAGCCTAGAAGTGCGCCGGGCACCTGCTCGAAAGAAGTAATGAAGTACGGGGCACGCTGGTTGGTTGCCGGGTTGATCTGTACTTTGATCACACGGCGGTCAATTAGCCACGCGGTGACAAAGTATTCCTCATGCTCGTCAGAAACTTCATCTTCCGACATGCCCCACATCTTCAGTAATTTGCCTGACACGTGTCCGGTAAACTCGGCGGTGTCAATCAGAGATGTAGCTGTACGTGCCCATCGTTCGCGATCTTCAAGCTCAGCTCGTGCAGTGTCGATCGTATCCCACCACTCATGGAGTCCATCGACATATGCCAATTCCAAAATCTCGTCAATAGCTTCGGAGTTATACCCCGGCAGTCCTTTGACATTGACGAGTTCTCGGCGGGTAACTTTGATCCGCTCCACGAACTCTGCTTGATCCACCGTAGCCGCACCGGGCGACCAATACAGATCAAACGGTGAGACACGCTTCCAGAACATTTTCGGAATCGACTGTTGGACGGGTTTCTTGTCAACCCATTTCGTTTGAGTGACACGCCGAACTTCTGGCCCTTTCAAAACAGCAAAGGGGAAGATCGGAAGGTCGATCAGGAATTCTGCAAACGCATCATAAAAATTACCTTCGGTAAGAATGTCATCGAGTTTTTCTGTGGCTTTTTCTGCTTCGTCATGTGCAACTTTCTTAGACGCTTTCTCCGCAGCTTTCTTAAGCCCCGCTACGCGATCTGCAACCATCTGCTGGTCAATCTGCTGACCACCCTGCATCATGGTAGCAACTTCGATATTGACGAGTTGCTGAATGTCTTGATTAACTGAATCGGGTGTTTCGGGGTGGGGGGTTGGCTCTACGTCCCAAGCGCGTTCTTGAGATAAATATACATCACGGAGTAGAGCAGTGGCAGCACGACATTTCGTGGGTGTTACTCTCGCGAAAACATTACTGCCACCGAACGTAGAAATCTCGGCTAGTTTGTCTGCGCCGTACATGCCTTTGTAGGTTCGGAGGGCGTTGAGCAACCGCTCGCTGATCCCCTCCGCATTTCGGAAATTCCGCATATCCGTCATTCTTGCCCGAATATGACTCGCTAATTGGTCTTCGACCAAATCCTCACGTTGTGCTGCTTTTGCTTGCTCGGCGGCTTCATTTTCCTGCTGATCCAACTGCGTGTTGGACACAATTTGCAGAAGGCCGCGTCCCATGCCGGAGTTGACAGGAATAGCCTGTGGGACGGAGGAAGTAGCCATGAAGCTCATTTTGCGGGTAATATACGCCTGTTGTCAATCTAATGGAGACTGACCGATGGAAGATTTTATGAAGGACGCTCTTTGGTA